ACTTTGTTAAATCTAATCCAATACGTTGCAAGTTAGCAACAGCTACGTCGTAATATTTGCGTTTAATGTAGTCATGTTGATCCTCTCCAAATGCAGTTGCATTAGACGATGCTACCTCTTGCCATTTTGCATCAAAGGCAGAGGTTGCAGGTTCAAGACCGGCAAACTTATCTTTAAATTTAGAATTAGCGACATACTGCATTACAGGTGAATTTTTAGCCGATGGTCTAGATCTGCCATTTGTCATAGTAGCAGGTAGATAAGAGGCAAGTTGATAAGTACCGTATGATGCACCACCTAGATCACCCCCTGCAGCTCCTTTATAATCATTAATAGCACTAGGACCTTTACCACCAGATTCATATTTTTCTGATGTTTGACCAAGTACCCAACCTTCGACCGACGGAGTACCTGCCTGAACAGGGTTACCGCTACCATCAAGTACAACATTACCATTACCGTCTCTTAACAAACCATCGTTGTTATTGGTAACTAATGCAGGCTCTTCTGTTTGAGCAAATGCTTGTTTAGCAGCCTTTGAAGCTATTGTACCAAATATAGCCGGTTGTTGACAGTCTTCACCATCTAAGAAGAAACCTATTACCCAACTACCTTCTACAGGTCCTAGTGGGGATGATCCTATACCAGATATTGCCGCCGACGTAATTGGCTGAATAGGTATTGCCCATGGAAGATCTTTTGTAGGTAAAAGTTCCTTACTGTCGGTATGATAGCCAAAGATTCTTACTCTGCATCTACCCTGTTTCTCTGGATCCATGCGGTCTTCAACGACCCCAATCCACCAATTAAAACCATCTTTATTAAATATTTTTTGCATTATGTACTAGAAGTGTTTTTATCAATGTCTAAAGAATCTTTTACAATTTCACATGTCATCATGTGTTCTAACTTATTAACTTTATGATGAATAGCAGTAATTAAATAATATCCTGAATATTGTTTATCCTGCATATCCTCTGATGTATCTCCCTGCTCTCTAGCACCTAAAGCAGGGTATTCAAAATACAACATTCTGCCGGCTTCTATATCAGTACGACCTGGTATCGTAATATTCATCTTTATATTGGTTAACTCAAGCATACTAGATAAACGATTACCGTAAATCTCGCCCATTTTTTCACTTATGTTATCTGGAACACCATCAAACAATTTTGGATTTTTAGGGTAAAAACTTATACTAGTTGCTGCATTTCTAAATGTATCTTTACCAAAAATAGGAGTTGCTTTTTTACCGTCACCAGATGTATGAAATTGTTTTTCAAAATCTGTTACATGATCATAATCTATTAACTCATATTCTTTATTTAATACATCAAGATATACTAGTCGGTTAGCTAAGTACCCGTTGGTATAATTTTTAATGAAATCAGTAGTTTCAATCATTGAGACATCTTTAGCAAGAAACAACTCACGGTTAATATCCTGCTCTTGTTCGTTCTCTCTTATGTTAGAGGCTGCAATTCGATAACGTCCAATATAATTATTGTTTTCTGATGATTGTCTAAATAAATTTTCTATAGTTCCAAAATAAAAACTTTTATTAGATTCAAAAAATATAAAGTTTTTTGCTGTTCCGTCTTTTGAGATAGATTTTGATGCTAACCAATTAATACATTTAAACGGTGACCAACCTGGGGAAACAAATTTAATTTTATTAGATGTTTCGTTTAAAATAATTAATTCGCTGGATTGCTCGTTCTCTTTAATTTCTGCATTAGCTTCTGAAATATCAAAGTTACGTGTAGTTGCAATAAAGTCTGTAAATAGATCACCTACTACATCGGAAATTACACCTTCTCTTGCTACAAATAAAGGTAATAAAACATCATAAAATACTTCTTGGGATACAAAATGTAATACAAAATTCTGTGTATTGGTATCTCTAACTATCTCTCTATCTGAAAGTCTAAAAACTCTAAAAGTTTTTTTAATTACTGCAGTGTCTGGAAAGGTAGGGGTTCTTAGTTTTACATTTAATAACTCTTCCCCATGAATATTAAACTTATCAATTAAATTTCTACTATCGGTAAGTACTACTGTACCGTACATATAATTAGTAAAAATGTCTTCAAATATATTAAGTTCAATTAAAAATTCAGACAGATCTATAATATCATTACCAGAGGTAATTAATTTAATTTCCTCAATTTTTACTTCGCCGGCTTTCTGCAAGCCTTCCTTTGCACTCATAGACTACTCAACTTAATTTTAAAATCGTTAATAACAGAATCAATATATTGATTTTTTAAGATATTAATTTTACGTTTAGTATCATTCAAAGTATTTTCATATTGTAAATTAGTTACTGGGGTACCTGATATAATTGAGGTTGAGGTTATATTAGCATTAGCATTTGCATTAGAACTTAAAGTAATTTTATCCCCTGTAATAAACCCACCATCGGTTACGGTTACTATTATATTTGAATAACTTTGTAGTTTAGTTATAACTCCTGTACCATTATTAGTTACATTAACAATAACATCATTATTATTAAAATTTGTAAATTGCGAACTAGAATTTAAATAGACATTAGCATTTGTAATAATACTATTAGCATCTACGTAGTGATGGGGTGCATTAACATTATTATATTTACCTTGTGCAAATAAAACAAGGTTGTTGGTGGTTAAAGGCCAATCAAATCTAGGATCTAAAATATCATTGGTGTGTAAAATAATCCAATGCAATTGTGGATTACTATAAAACTTATCTGCAAGTATCTCTGGTGTTTCACCATCTTTAATATCATACTTATCAAATAATGAAAAATTGTTTTTTAATTCATCACTTAAACGAACACGAAGAGATATATTAGTTACAATCTGAGTTGTTGCAACATCATCAAGAGAGTAGTAAGTATAAGGAAAGGTTTTAAAATACATTAATAACCATCCCTAATACTATTTCTTGTAAGAATTTCATTTTCTTTAAATGTCATACTTAAATGTATTTCTGTTGGTGTACCATCGGCAAAAGAAGAAAATTGATCTCCCCCGTAACTTATATCTAAAGATTCTAAAACGCAAGGCTTAAATTTATGAAAGTAATGATTTGGTCCTCCTTCAAAGAAATAGGTAATTTGAAATTCTGAAGGATATATAAAGAACAATTTTCCATCTGACATTTGAGGATGCATATGTTCTTTAAATGTCTTAATTATTTTAAATACACTATCTGCTTCACCCTGACTTTTAGGAAAAAATTTATATTTAAATGCAAAAGATCTAAAGTCTACAGATTCAAAAACTACCTCCTTAAATGGATTAAGTGCTGTACCTGTTGATACACTTAACGCTGATCCAACATCAGCAGCACCAAACGCTCCAGGTAATTTTGCCAATGTAGCTCCTATAGCAACTCCTGATTCACCTCCAAGGTTACCAATATTCTCCATCACCCCACCACTTAGTACCCCTAATAAAGTACCTAGATCTTTATTAGCATAATTCATATTATATTTAACTGTAGGAGGGGCATCTATATAAAGTGCAATTGCATCTGTAATTCTATAAGTCTTATCAGGTTTTAAAATGTCAGAGGCCAACATTGCACCACCAACAGCTAATCCTACACCAGCCCCTATAACTGTACTTGCTTTTGATGCAACATTTGCAGCAGCACCCCCGGTCTTAAAAACAGCTTTTGATGCACTATTAACTAGAGATGTTGTTGCAATTCCAGCCGCAGCACCAGCAGCTGTAAAAGTTGCACCTCTTATTGTCGGGCTTGCTATTTGTTCTTTAGTAAGATTTGCTGAATCAGAGCCTCGTTTTATTGCCAGCTCTTCTCTTAAATTACCGTTTCCATCCCTTATTTGACTTTTATCTAATTCTGACTTACCTCTTACATTTATATTAAACAACACAAAATGTGCAAGATCAGGCGCCCCTAAATCCGAAGGGTAAGTAGTAGTGTTAATATCATATTTACCAACATCAAGTTTAAATGGAGACGGGTTTGTATATTCTCTCTGTGTAGAATCTACGTAATCTGAATAGGAGGCCATTAATATTCCATAAATAGTAAATTACGTTATATTTATCCGTTATGTACAAAGCAACTTACAAGGGTCGTTACAGAGTAATTAACCCTTCCAAGTATAGAGGTGACGTTCATGATGTCATTTATCGATCATCTTGGGAATTAAAATTCATGAAATGGTGCGATACCAACCCGTCTGTATTAGAATGGGGGTCTGAAACCATGATTATTCCTTATAAGTCCCCGGTAGATAATAAAGTGCACCGGTACTATGTTGATTTCTATATAAAAGTTCAAGATAAAAAAGGTATAATTACCAAATATTTAGTCGAAATAAAACCAGAGAGATTCACAAAGCCCCCAGAAATACCTAAACGGCAAACTAAGAGATTTATAGACGAGGTATTTCAATATGGGGTCAATCAATCTAAATGGAAGGCTGCTAATGAATATTGCGTAGATCGTAATATGAAATTCATGGTTTTAACCGAAAAGGACCTTGGTATTTAATGGATAAATATTCATATGGCTACCTCTACTAATCCTTTTGCCGATATTCGCCTTAAAGCAGGTGATGCACAGAAATCCCTTAACTGGTATCAGACCCAGATTAGGACTCTTAAAGATGTGCGACCAAATAAGTTAATGTCGAATGCTCCAGAACTAACCAATCAAATCTTACCTGGTGCAATGTACATGTTTTTTTACGATGCAAAATTTAAAGAAACTTTACCTTACTGGGATAAGTTTCCTTTAGTCTTACCTTTTAAAAAAATAAGCGGTGGGTTTTTTGGACTTAATTTACACTATCTTCCTTATGCAGTTAGATTTAAATTGTTAGGGGCATTAAGTGTTCTTGCTAATGATAAAACACACGGGGAAGATACAAGGTTATTGTTAAATTGGAAATTATTAAATTCTGCAACCAAGTTTGCACCAGCTAAAGCCAGTGTTAAACATTACCTTTACGAACATTTAAAGTCAAGATTTTTTAAAATAAAATACCCCGATTGGGTAACTGCCTCCCAGTTACCAGTTGAACGCTTTGTAGGGGCTTCAAAACAAGAGATCTGGAGAGACTCAATGGGTAAATTTTAATGGCAACCAACTCGTTTAATTTAGATAAGTTTACAAGTACAATTAGAAATAAAAGTCTTGCAAGAACTAATCGCTTTGAAGTCTTTATAATACCCCCTGCAGCATTAGCCGGCTCAATGAAAACTGATGGAGATTTGGTAAGTCTATATTGTGAACAAGCCTCTATTCCTTCTTTAACTATTGCTACCAAAGGGTTTAAAATATTTGGACCTACTTACCAAAGACCAATGACCTCTGATTATGGTGGTGATGGTATTGCACTTACTTTTCACGTTGATCGTGATATGCAAGTAAGAAAATTCTTTGAGAATTGGATGCATTATATAGTAAACCCTTCTACGTTTACTGTAGGTTATCAAATGAACTATATAACTAGTATTTTTATTAGGCAATTAGACGAACAAGATAACGTCACACATGAAATAGAACTGTTAGAGGCATTTCCCCGTAATATGAATATTATGGATTTAAATCACGCCTCGAGTAATCAGACACATCGTTTAAATATATTATTTGCATATCGATATTGGATTAATATTGATACAAAAAAATCGCCAGTAGCTACATCTAGAATAGTACAGTTCCCTGAAATACCTACTCCTTCATATGAGATTCCAAAATTAAAACCTCCAGCACCATTTAGTAATTTAGGTAGTGCTGGGGCAGGATTAGAATCCGAGGGCATGGCTTATGGTGCAGGCGGATTATCTGGTGCATGATTAAATTTTAATTTATTACAGGAAATATTATGG